GACCTGATGTTCAAGGCCGAGGAGCCGCCTGTCCTGCGCAAGATCACCATTCGGTCGCGCAGGCATCGGGAGGCGCTTCTGTCGCTGGTGCGCAACATCGCAATTCAACTCGGCACCGAGGTCGCGGGCTAAGGCCCGCGACACCTTCTGCGTAGCCAACAACCCTCGGAGTCCTGAGCAATGGCATCTTCTTTCCTCCACATGGACATGGCGAACCTGTTCGTCGGCGACGACGACCCGTCGAACTCGCTGTTCCACGTCATCAAGAACATCAAGTTCCCCTCGCTCGAGGAGACGACCAAGGAGCACATGGGCGGCGGCGCTGTTGTCGGTCTTGAGATCGGCATGCGCTCGATCAAGCCTGTGAACCTCACCTTCCAGGTCGAAGGTATGGCTCCTGACACGTCGGCGCGCTTCATGCCGGCCAATCCTGCCCGCATCAAGTACACGGTGCGCGGGAACATGCGCGACCTGAAGACCCACGAAGATCTCGAAGTGCGTGCGATCGTCGAGGGCCGCATGACCAAGGTTGAATACTCGGAGTTCGACCGCGACAAGGGTATGACGACAGACTACGAGATCAAGGAGGTGTTCTTCTACTCGCTGCACATCGGCGGGATTGAGCGCCTGTACTTCGACTATTGGGCCGGGCCTTCCGGCATCCGCATTGACGGCGCGACGCGCTACCAGGCGGTCGCCCGAAACCTTGGCCTGGCGTAACCGCCATGTCGGAGCCAGAGGAAAAGAGTGAGACGGTCGCGGCGATCGTCTCACCAAAGTCGCGCTCGGCCACGGTCACGCTCGACTGGCCGGTAGAATTCGACGGCAAGGTATACGAAGAACTGACCATCCGCCGGGTGACCGGGCTTGAGGTGCAGAAGTTCCTTATCGCCGCGCAGGACGCCAACCTCGCAGAGTCGAGTATTGTGCCGCCCATGGTCGATTGCCCGTCTGAAGTGTGGGCGAACATGGATGACGACGACCGCATGAAGGTGGAGGATGCAATGCTCCCTTTTATGCCCCGGAGGTTAATGATGGCACTCGGATTGACCCCCGCGACATCCGACAGTTCGTCCGCAGAGTAGCCGCCACCTACCACACTCCGATTCCGGCCATCCTCGAGATGGAATGGCTGGACATCCTCGACGACTTCATGGCGGCGCTCGCCGAAGTCCGCGACCGCGCCAAGTTCGAAATGGCGCTGGCCGGCGCTAAACTACGGTGATGACTTATGGCTCGCACACTGATCGGCGAACTTCTGATCCGTATGCGATCGGAAGGCACCGGCGAGGTTGACAAACTCTCCGCTGCGATGAACCGCCTGCAGTCGCAGGCCAAACGCATGAACGGCATGGCCGGCGCCAATTGGGGTGCTGGCTTCCAGCGCAATCTCGACACCCTCAAGCTGGCGCCACGCCAGATCGCCGAGATTGAGCGTTCGTGGGTTAGCCTACAGCAGACGCTCGCCGGCAAGAAAGGTGGTGCGCGGAGCCGGGCTACCGCCGAGTGGAAGCAGACTTGGACGTCTGCGATGGCGCAGTACAAGGCGCAGATGGACGCGAATTTCCGTGCCGTCGAGGCTCGGGCGCGCGGCCACAAGGAAGCCATGGGCGGCATCATGAAGTCGCTCTTTGTCTCCATGGGCTTTTATACCGCAGCCTATGGCGGCGGCGTACTGGCGCGCAATGCGGTCCTGGCTGCGTCTGAACGCTCGCAGGTTGACGCCGATCTGTATCTGCGCGGCCTCTCCGATGGTGAGCGTGGGAAGATCAACACCGCCGCCGGCAGTCTGTCCGGCAAGTACGGTGTCTCCGAGACAAATGCGCGCGAGGTACTTGGCGACGCGTCCATGAACATGAAGGACGTCGACACCGCGATTGCCACCGGCGATGCGCAGATGAAGGCGTACAAGCTCCTTCTGAACACCTACGGCGCAGAGATGGCGATCGGCCTGATGCGTCAGTTCAACAAGGGCATGGACAATCTCAACGTCGATGAATCGGGGCTCTACACGCAGCTTCTCGACAACGCGATGAAGGCTTCGCAGGTCACCGGAAAGGAATTCAATCCGGGCGACTTGGCGCAGTCCATCAAATATGCCCGTTCGTCTGGCAAATATTTCAGCACTGACTTCCTGACCAAAGACTTGCCGTTCATTGCGGCACAGACGGGAGCATCCGACGCCGGTACGCAGATCCGCGCCACGTGGGACGGCATGGCCGGCGGTCGGGCGACGAAAGCCGCTAAGTCACGCCAGAGGAAACTCGGTCTTCGCGACGACAAGGGTTTGGTGCATCTCGACGAGTTCGCTGCGAACCCGATCGACTGGATGAACAAGTATCTTGTGCCGGCACTCGCCAAGGAAGGCATTACTTCGGACATGCCGGAGTTTGGCCAGGCTTTGAGTGAGATCGCGAGCAACCGGCTCAACTCCGACTTCATCTCGAACGCGATCAAAGGCTACGAGCAATTGAAGCGTCTGCGCGAGCGGTCGCAGAATGGAGCCAAGGGCCTCGCAGGCGCCGACGAGATTGACGACATGTCGCTCCCGGCGTCGTTCGCGTCGCTCAAAGCCGCTTTTTCCGATCTGGCGACCGCATTGGTCCCGGTACAATCGGTAATCATTCCGGCGCTCAACAGTCTGTCGTCCGGCGTCAAAGCCCTCGCGGATATGGCGAAGGACAACCCCCTGCTCACGGCCCTCGGCATGGGCTCCGCGGGCGTTGGCGCGGCGTGGGGCGGAAAGAAGATATTCGACTTCGTTACCGGTGGCTTTGGGCTTCAGGCGTCAGCAGTTGCGCTTGACGGTTCGGCAGCCGCACTGACCCGCGCGGCAGTAGCGCTTGGCGGCGCGAGCGGTGCGAGTGCCGTCGGCGACGGGCCGTGGGGGAACAAAGGCGGGAAGGGAGGGGTACGCGGAAGACTGGCCGGCCCATTGATGCTGCTCGAGATGATGTACAATTTCAATCCTTCCGATTACATCAAGGAGTCTCCCGAGCAAGTCGCCTCGAATATCCGGACAATCAATTCTCGCAGCGGTATAGCCGAACGGGAACAAGATAGATCGTTGCGCGGGCTGCTTCCCCCAACGCCGGGCGTCGGCGGCAGTCGCGAAGCTGTGCTTGGCGTCGATGACAGCGCCTTGGATGCGACCAAAGCCAAAGCCGCCGAGACTGGCGCAGCGCTTCAAATCCAAGGCGCAGTCGACATGGACACAAGCAGCATCGACGCCGCAATCGCTAAGGCCAATCAACTCCGCGCTGTTTTGCAGGCCGCGCAGCAAGCCGGTGCGGCGATTGGATCGCAGGCCGGAGCCAACGTGGCGAAGGAAATGCGCCGTAATTTCGCAGATAGGAATCTTTGATGCTGCTCGCGCTCGGCCCTGTGGTGTTCGACCTCGTATCCAACATCACCGAAACCGAAGTCGAAACCGCTGCGAAGTTCGCCAAGCATGACGTCATCGGGGCAGACCCGGTGCTCGAGGCCATGGGCGGCGACGGCGCGACGGTCACGCTGAACGGGGTGATCCACCCGTACAACACAGGTGTGAGCGGCGCCATCGCGGCGATGGAGTTGGCCCAATCCGCGCAGACACCATTGCCGTTGCTCAGGGGCGATTACAGGCCGCTCGGTTGGTGGGTCATCGAGAAGCTGACCCGCAAGGACACCGAGCTTAGCGCGCAGGGCGTCGGCAAGGAGATCAACTTCACCGTAACCCTGACTCGCGTCGGCTCGCCCGGCGCGTCCCTCGTGTCCGCCATCTTGAGGCTGTTCTGATGAGCTACCAGGAAGTCACGATCACGCAGGAGGGAATCTCCCTGACGCGACTGGTCTGGCGGTTCATGAGCAGGAAGCCGGCAGGATATGTCGAGCAGGTGCTCGAGGCAAACCCCGGCGTCCTTGCCACGCAACCCTATTTGCCGATCGGGCTGAAGATCAAACTTCCTATCGTCGACATCACCGATGACACCCCCGCGCGGCAAGTCGTTCGGCTTTGGGATTGAGCCGTGGTCATCAAGAACTCGTACAAGGTCATCGTTGGCGGCAACGATGTGACGTCGCGGTTCGCGCCGTCGCTGCTTAGCCTTGAGGTGAGTCGTGCCGCTGGCGAAGCGGCTGACAGCGCCACGATATCGCTGGCCGACCAGGACGGAATGATTGCGCTGCCGAAGGATCGCGCGCCGATCCAGATTACGCTTGCGGGCCAATGGGCGTTCGAGGGCTTCGTCACCGAGGTCGAGTGCAAGATCAACAAAGGGGGCGGTCGGACGCTCGACATCACGGCGTCGTCCATCGATCAGGGTGGCAAAGCCAAAGAGCCGATGCTGCAGCACAAGGACAACGCCACGCTGCCAGAGATGATGCAGAGCTTCGGCCAGAAGGCCGGGCTCAACGTCCAGGTGCTCGGATCGATAGCCTCCGACAACCGTCAGTATTGGTTGCAACAGAATGAGAGCTTTGTCTCGTTCGGGCAGCGCATGGCCAAGGAGGTCGGCGGCACATTCAAGATCATCGGCAACCGCGCGTTTCTCGCAGCGCGGAACGAAGGCGTCTCCGCATCCGGCAGACCGCTGACTGCGATCAATGCCGCGTGGGGCGACAACCTCCTCGAAGCCTCGGTCAGCCCCGTGATCAGCAAACCCCGGTTCCGGAAGGTCAAGGTTTCCTACTTCGACATCGCCAAAGGCGAGAAGATCGAAGAAGAACTCGAGACGGGCATCGACGGCGTTGACGCCGCGCTGCGCACGCTGACGTCCGCTGCGTCACAGACCAACGCCAAGCAGCGTGCGAATTCGCACAAGAAGGAAGCCGAGCGCGGCAAAGGTATGGGCCAGGTGACCATCCTCGGCGATGCAACGGCCGAGCCGGAAGCCATCCTCAATCTCAGTGGTGTCCGCCCCGGCGTCGACGGTGCGTACCGCATCGATGCGGTGTCGCACAAAGTCGACAAGAGCAGCGGCTTCACCACCAGCATTACGCTCCGAGAGCCACAGGGCTCGGCGGGCGTCGACTCTCGCTAAACCTCCACAGGAGAATTCAATGCCGACCGTCCAGACCATCAAGCAGCGCTTGGTGTCGTTGGGGTTTGACCCCGTCCCGCTCGATTCCGAGCCGGGCGAGAAGTTCA